TCTCTGCATCCGTTTCAGCGGATCACGCTTCTCCAATTTGTATTTGTCATAAATCATCACATATGGGGCATATCCCAAATCCCTGAGTGTGTATATCCGGTCAAGGTCTTGTTCCAATGTTGTGTCAAATCCACATAAGACATACACTGTCATTTTCCGTCTATCCCATCCAGTTAATTTCTGAAACATTTGGAATTTTGGTACAATGATGTCTTTATCCTGGTATCTATCCCACGCAAAATGAATCTGCTTAATCTTCATCCGCTTGATATATTCCGCTTTTTCTTCGGTCATGATTCTGATGTCGCAACCTTGCGAAAAATCTATCCAAGCCTTGCTATCAATAAGCTGTTGGCTCAGATTTTTCCATTCTCGGCAAGCGAACATATTCGGATCCAGTAGAACAATATTCTTCTGACCATTCCAAAATTCAGATAAATCAGATACCTTGTGGCTTTTCTGCCCCTCTTTTTCTTTCACGATGCAGAAATCACACCCTCTCGGACATCCTCTTGTCAGAAATCCATAAGCTGTGTTATTGCAAAGTTCAGGATATAGACTGTAATCAGGATAGATATGTTCGATTTCTGCTGGTAATGGCTTGCCACCAGATGGATATTCATACCCTGTACCGCCTTTGATTATCTCTCCGGCGCACACTGGATGAGGATAATCCGGTGTAAAGGTAAATACCTTGCTCATATATACCCTGTCCGGTGGATTCAACCATGCAGTTAGCGGGTCATACCATTCAACTTGATCCCCATTCTTTTTATGCCATGCCGACAGCTTCATAAGTGGCAGATTTGGAAAATTGTGTCCGTCTACGTCAATTAGTGCTATTCTCATTTCTTCACCTACGCAAATCTTAATTGTTCCTGTGTATCATCTATAATCAAGTTCGGTACTCTCTCTCCGACCTTGAGATACGGGCAATTCGCTTCTACAAGCTTCTCTGCCATGATCGGCACTACGCTATTTCCGATTCTTGCCACCTGTTTTGCAATCGGGTATTTCTTCCAGTTATAATCCCGGTCTATAATGTAATCTTTCGGGAACCCTTGCATCACTTTCAGCTCTTCCGGTTTCAACATTCTCAGAAAGATATCTGATATGATGTATTTCTCGCCCTTGATATCCAAGATTACATTCACCAGTCCAAACCGATCTTTTGTCGTGATCGTATCAAGCGGTCTATCCAAAGTCTGTCCACAGCCACCGCCGTAATACTTAATCAGAAATGCAGATACCAAACCGAAGTGTCCCGGAGAAGTTGTGATTGTATGTAATGGTTCATCACAGCCTTGACCTATGCCGGTCTTGTAGTATTTCGTGATAAATGCTGTCACAAGTCCGTATCGGTTCGATGTATCAATCGTCTTAATTGGTTCTGTTAAAAGCTGTCCTCTTGAATCACCGGCTCTCGTCTCTCCGTGATACTGGATGATGTATGCCAGTGCTTCTCCATTCCTCACGATATAAGGAGATTCTGCATCGATAATATATTTCTTAATACCGTTTGCGATTCTCTTCTGTGTAGCTTCTGCAAGTGGCTTCTTGCGGTCAAATATCGAACTGCCAATGTCTGACCAGTCAATATAATCTCCACAAGGTTTCCACTTCTTAAAGCCAATGCCGTCCGCACTGTGAGTCTGCTTTGGGAATCTGATTTCCCGTCCATCTCTACGGAATACTGCATACCATCTCTTTCTTGTGGTTGGTGCTCCGTAGTCCGCAGCTACCAACTCTTTGCAATCAAATATGTATCCAAGACTTTTCATTGCTGCAATGAATTTCTTGTAATCCTCGCCTTTTCTATCTGGAATTGGATATCCTTTTTTATCCAACGGACCCCACTGTTGTATTTCTTCTACGTTCTCCATAAGAATTACATCCGGTAGAATAGCTTTTGCGTGCTTATATACCGCCCACGGAAGAATCCGAAGTCCTTTTTCTCTCGGCTTACCGCCCTTTGCTTTTGAATGACTTGTACAATCTGGGCTCGCCCACATCAGCGCAACATGCTGTCCTTTTACATATTTCTTCAAGTTGACCTTAAAAATATCTTCTGTAAGATGCAACGTATCCGGGTGGTTGGTCTTATGCATCAATATAGCGTCTGGATCATGATTAATGGCAATGTCTACTGGTCTGCCGAGTGCCATTTCAATTCCTACGGATGCGCCCCCGCCACCGGCAAAGGCGTCTATAATTAAATCTTTCATATCTTCTCGAAAGGAGCCGATATATCTTTGCCCGGCCGGAGCTCCGTACTCCTTTCTGTAAATTACATATTGCTTTTAATCCAACTCTGTATTTTCGTCCACAAGATCAATTAAGCCAAGTGGTGAAATATCTTCCAGTTTGTATTGCAGTCCATCGCACAGTTCTTTGTGATCACATTTGTCACAGTCAATTTCTATTGAACTGCAATATTCGGCTAACTCTCTGATTTTCATGTCACTTCACCTCATTTTCTCCTGTGTTCATAGTTACTCCTTTACTACGCATCTACGCTCGCTGATCGCATAATATTTCCCATCATGTTCCGAACAGTATTTTTTAAGCACTTCTTCTTTCATGCCTGTAGTGACAACTACTCCATTAGTTTTTTCTTCGTATACTACATTTCTTTTTTCATCCAATACGACAATGTATATTACATTTTCCATCTCAATCGGCTTTTTCTCATGGTCTGCTTTCCACTGCTTAAGGATTTCAAGATATTCTTCGGCGTGCTCTTTTTTAAACACGTTACACATTTCACCGTATTTTTCTCGTGACTTAAAAACCGGGCATTCATAACAAGCTGAACTTGAGCACATTTTTCCAGATAATTTAATCGCCTCTTCCGTACTCATTTCTTCTACTGGTTCAAGCATTTCATCTGTCCACCAATATGCGTCTTCCTCAATGCGATAGCCTTGTTCCCATACACTTTCAATTGTTACAATCTTTCCCATAAATTTGAACATGTCATGCACAAAAGTATGTTCGCCGTAGCTCTTTCCAACCCTCAAGTCACTTCTTACTTTTACCTTATCTCCAACCTTATATTTCACTTTCTATTCCTCCTAAACCAAAACTTCCGTTTCTTCTTTTCTCGCTTCTCTTTCTGCTTTTTAGACCACTCCGCAAGATATTGTTCCTGCTCCTGATCCTCCTGTTCCTGTCGTGTCACTATGTCACCTCTTTCATCAATTCCTCTATATACAGATCCATACTGTGAACCAACTTGATACAATTTCCATGCAATGCATGGTTCTTCCATGAATTATATTTCTCATAGAATTTTTCTTCCGTGAGTTTCCCGGCTTTCACATCTTTTACCAGTTTTCGAAATTTCTTCTTATTCTTCCGCTTGTTCTCTCCTGTCAGCTTCCGAATATATTTCCCATCGGCTGTCATATAATGATGAAATCCTAAATATCGCATTCCTTTCCTAAACGGTATGATCTGTGTCTTTCCGTTCAATTCAAGTCCAAGTGTTTTTAGCATTTCTCTGATACATTCCAAACACCATTTCAAATATTCCTTATCTTGATGAATCAAGTAGAAATCGTCCATATATCTTCCATATTCAGTTATTCCAAGTTCGCCCGTCACCATGCAGTCTACTGCATGAACCATAAGCAAGGCATATACCTGTCCGGCTTGATTACCGAGTGGCAAGCCAGGATTCTCGCTGCTGTCAATCAATGTATGATTCAGCCACGTTGTGTACGGGTCTGGGAAGAAATAATCTACAATATCTTTCAGTATTTCATGATCAATTTCGTAAAAGAAATGTCTTATATCGCATTTCAATATCCATCCGTCTACGCCATGTCTCTGATAGAATGATTCCATGTGGTCCCTTAATCCATCTAATGCATACAGTGTCCCTTTTCCTATTTGTCCGGCAGAATTGTATTTTATAAATACATTCTTCAATTTTGGATGCAGAATGTTGTCACAGAGTATGTGTTGCACTACCTTATCTTTAAACGAACACGATTCAATTACTCTTTGTTTCGGCTCATATATTTCGAACCGGTTATACGGAGCAACTGTATATGTCTGATTCTCTAACTGCTCTTTTAGGATATTGATTCCGTCTAAAGCGACATTAGAAAATCTTGCAGTGCTGCTATTAAATTTCTTGCCAGACTTAGCTTTTCGATAAGCGTAATACAGATTCCCGTAATCCGTGACAATTTCTTTATCCATTGGTACTCCTTTATATTTACCTCTATGAGGACGGTCCGTTTCCTTTTTGTATCTTTCCCGATTTCGGCTTGATGCCTACTCTGACTCCCTGTTATACAGAATGGGCGCACCCCGTTACTGTTGTTGTAGTTATTGTTGTTGATGTTACCGGACGGAGAAACAACCGCTTAACGGAAACGAACCTAAAGTGTATTTATCTTTGCCGGTCTTTGGTTCTCCATGCAATAGCCATATGTTTTACATCAGATACCAACTTTGACCAATATTCCACGCTCTTTTCACTGATGATATTTAGCTTATAGGACATCTCTATGTAGAAAAGTAGTTCATCACAATACGTAATTGCTTTTGTCTGCATTTCAAGTCGATCTCTTTTATAATTCTTGATATCCGTTCTATTCGCTTCAAAGAGCATTTCATAGATTTCCATTGACTTATTCTGCATTTTATCAACAAGTGAAAATCTATATTTTTTGGGATATCGGTTGGCATTGCTGGTCACTTTCAATGTATGGGTGGCCAGTTCCTTCGCCTTTTGAATTACTTTCAGATCATTCTCTGCCATTAATCATCATCTTCCTCACAAGATTCAAAGATTGAAGAGGAAAAGATACAAACTGGGCGCACCCCGCGACCGACGCTGTAGCTACCGCTGCTGATGCCACCGGACGGAGAAACAACCCGAACAAAGGTGTCATCATTATTACAAGCCGTGCTGTCTGGTGTAAGTGTCCACCACCATTTACCCCTATTCGGCAGGAACTTTCTATACTTCCGGTATTCATCCACGGAAATAAGTGAAACATAATCTCTGCAAGTTCCATATTCCGTCTGACCATCTAACGAAAGTAAATTGCGTTCAAACTCGACCAGCGAATCTGTCCCTAATTCACTTTCAATCTTTTTGCGGAGATCAGTGTTTAACTCATTTCTCAAATCACTGGATTTCCAATCGTTGCAATTATCATCAAGCTTTCTGTCTCTTCCGTAAAAATCTTCCGAAATTGCAAAATATCCATTTTCAAGCTTGTCCAGCACCAGCCAGTTAATACCGGCAACTTCAATCGTCTTTCCGATTTCCGGCTTCTGGTATTTTTTTCTTAACTGCTCAAAAACTTCATTAAGATTTTTAAGGTTTTCTCCGAATTCTTTTAACGTCATCATGTTTTACTCCTCCTCACCTTTGGATACAAAGATATTAGATTTTAAGATACAAAATGGGCGCACCCCGTCACTGCTGAGGCAGCTACAGTAGTTGATGCGACCGGACGGAGAAACAACCGCTACTGAATATCCACATCCTCTTTCTTTCGTACTCCAAGGTGTGCAAGTCCAGTACCAATCCGGGATGTCTTTGTTTACGAGCAGATCATTGCATTCCCTTGCTTCGTCAAATGTCAGAGGTCTTACTTTTGTCAAGAGTTTTTCAAATACTTTCTGTCCATCAACTGTTACTAATCCGGCTTCATTTTCACAGATATTGTCTTCTCCGAACTCAGCGACAAATTCATTGAGAATTTCGCCCTCGCACAGTTCTCTTAATGACGATTTCTTGTAATCCGTACAATCATCATCAAATTTCACATCTTCACGATATAAGTCTTCTGTAATAACTGCAGTGTAATTTTCTTTCTGTTCCAGTACAATGAATCTTCCGATACCTGTATCAAACTTTCCACCAACCGGGATATCTTTCAGCATCACTTTGTTTTTCTGGTCTTCTTTCTCGATAGCTGCTACTAATTTCTTTGCTAATTCCAATACATTACTTTTGCTCATTTTTACTCCTCCTGTTTCTTTCTCCAATATTCATACGGATCCGCATAATGTGGTTTCCGTTTAAAATCCTCAATAGCCTGTTCTGACGGCTTGTCTTTTTCCAGAGCTGCATAATGGCTCTCGAGCATATTGTCAATTTCATCCGGTGCACGCCGCAATTCAGATCTTCTCTTCATTCTTCTTGTTCTCCATCATATTTTTTTCAATCTGCCGTTCTGCTACCAGTACTTTTTCTTTTGCCAAATTTGTTCTTCCGGCTAATTCATAGATCTTCTGAACATTCTCTTGTAATTTCACACAATCATCATCTATTCCGGTAGCATCTCTAAATTCGTTGATCATCTTTTCGCACTCAGCTTCAATCTCATCATCTGTTAGATATTTCTCTTTAAACGGAATTGAATCTTCATCAGCTTCAACAAATCCGTCTTGATTAATCCATCCATATTCCAAGTTAAGATCATCGGCTTCTCCATATATTCTTTTAGACCGTTCATCGTACATGACCAAAAATCCATTACCAGGTCCGCCAGTCGTAACTCTTCCGAACAATCTATTCTTTGGAACCGTTATTCTCCTGTATGTATTACTAAGTTCGGGATCCTTGCTGTATCCAATTACCAACGTTGCCAAATTTGAAATATCTCCAGCACCACAAATTTCATCTGTTTCAACTGTAGAAAAATTATTTTTTCTCTTATGCGCCACCAATAAAATCAGAATGTTAAATTGCAACGCTATTCTCGCAAGTTTCTTAACGAATAAGCTCTGTTTTTCGTATTTATCCGAACCTTTCTCCATATCCAAATCAATTGCAGTCATGAGGTTGTCTATCAATATCACATCAACTCCGTACTGCATAACTGTTCGTTGGATAGTAGAGCATATATCTTCTTTTTCATCACGATCAACAATACGATTGTCATATAGAAATGCTTTTCCGCGATACCATGAATCAATCAACCTCTGATTTTGATTGGATATTTTTCTGGAAACATCACCAAATCTGTTTGTTGTTTCTATGATGTGCTGCGGACCGGCAATCTGGAAATCAATCCATGACTTAAACAGATAGTTCGGCAACTCGCCAGAATAAGCAAATACTCTATGCCCTGTTTCTATTGCTCTTGCCACCATTTGGCTTGCCAAGGTCGATTTTCCCTCACCGGGTTTCCCAGTAATCAGTACAACTCCACCAAACGGGATACCTCCATACAATAACCGGTTACACTCATTTATCGTTGAATCCAGCTTTTTCAGCTTATAGATATCTACTGTTTCAACATCTGCAAGTTCCACAACACAATTAATCGGCTCAAATTCGGCACTTTCTACCGCTAGTTGTACATTTTCCTGTCCGTGCTTTTGCAGCAACTCATTGGCGTCTTTACAGCCTTTGTAGTCTTCTTCTCTGACGTGTTTTATCTTGTTTGGAAATCTCTGCTTCAATTCCTGTAGCAAGGTCATATGTCCGTTTTCAAAATCTCCAAACACAACAATTTCATCAAATCGGCATACCCAGTCATAGCAGTATGGAACCCAGGTAAATCCTTTCGCTCCGGTTGGAACGCTCACAGCATTCGTTATACCGGCCGTTGCTACGGAAAGGCTATCTAACTGCCCCTCCGTAATTACAAGCCTTGTAAAGTCTTCGCACTGTTTCATTCCAAACAGGATTGGTTTACAATCTGCTTCGCACCATTCCTTGTTTTTATCCTTAGATTTATCAAAATCAGTCTTCCGATACTTTACAAACTGCATCTTCCCTTTTTCGTCATAGAACGGGAATACCAACACGTTGTCTCTGTCATTCTGCGTAGTAATTTCATACTTATTCGCCACATCTTCTGATATTCCCCGGCTTTCCAAATATTTCACCGCCTGGCTTTTTGGAACAATCGGATTGTCCGGCGTCTTCAATTTTCTGTATTTCTTCCGCGGTTGGTAATATTCCATTACCTGTAAGCCAAGGTTGAAATCAAAATCTCTTGCAAGTGTAATCATGTTCCCTGTAATTCCGCAGCTAGATCTCAGACATTTAAACTGCCCGGTCCTCAAGTTAATGGAAAATGTATCTTTATCTCGCTTACTTCCGGTTCCACCGTGACAATACGGGCAATATCGTGTAAATCTCAATTCATCTCCGTGGCGTTTTACCGGCGATCCAACAAATCTGGCAAATTCATAGGCATCTTCCTCTTTGAAGTTATAAATCACTTACGCCACACTCCTTAAGTCGTTGTAACCATTCTGGATGATCTCTGATGGGGCCATAGTTAAGTGACTGCCCTTCGATGACTCCGGCATCTTCCAACATTTTACGGAAAGAAAATTCCACGCAAGAAAATCTGTCACTTATATTCGGCGTTTTTGGTTCTTCCGATGACGCCTTTGGTTTCTTCTGCATCCGGCTGAGCTTATCCCACACAACACCGGAATAATTATTTGCCATCGAATCATCCACAATCTTTTTCAGTGCTTCTATTCCGTACTCACGATATCCAGAAACAAATTGTGTGATGGTCTTTTTCAGTCCGATCTCCGTTCCGTA